CCGGCATGCAGAGTGGCTCGAACGGACATAGCGGTCACAAGTAAATAAACCAACCTACGAGCGTGGTTGGCCATCGAAACGGATTAATTTCCCGTTCCGACAGGTCAACTACGCCCTTTTTCGGCGATACCTCCGGTTCGGGACAAGCGAACGGAGGTATCGCAAATGCAAATCAATGACAATCAACGAAAACGTCTCTATGACAAAGAATCTCGCACTTGGTATGAAGTCTCAGCAAAACAATACAAGGAATTCGACCAGTGGCGCACAAACCTTAGAAAACGCATGCAGTATCAGCACAAATGCTGCTGCCCACGTAACAAATGGTGGCTGTGCGATGGCATGTGTGATTACTGCGAATTTTACACACCAAAAACCGTATCTCTTGATGCTCCTCTCCCAGATGGTGAAGGCACACTTGCTAATTATGTCCCTAGCAATTGTCCTACCCCGGAAGATATTACTTCTGATCGAGAACTACTCGATCGGCTGATCAAAAGGTTATATGAAATTGATCCCGAGGCTGATCGAATTATAGAAATCTGGATGGATCATCCAGAAGGTATTTCAGACCGTAAAGTGGCTGAAACTCTTGGTCGAAAGCAGCGTACATTTGCTGATGAAATGAAGAAATTCCGTAACGAATTCAAAAATGAACGTTAACTATTAAAACAATTTACAAATCTGCCATTTCCTAATTTTTAGGATAATGGCAGATTTCAGCTTGTCGAAGAACCCACCTGACGCATTAAGCGAAGGATGGGTTCTTTTCGTAATATGCAGGACGGGAAAATAAACAATGTAAAATCAATACAAACCCGGATGGATGACCATCCCTCCATTTCCACATTGCCAGCTTTTTGAGATTCATGGCAGCGAACTTAAGCTTAACCCAATTCGTCACTTGAGTTAAGCCCCGGTAGAGCGTGTAGCGCATCCCGTATTTCACTTTTGCATCGGCGAAGACGCGCTCAATGGTTTCTTTTCGCTTCTGGTAAAGCTCTTTGTATTTCGGCGTGTGCCTGGCATCTTCCGCGAGCTCCACATAATTCTGCCACACATGCCGCGTTACTGTTTTCGCGCAGCTTTTACTCTCGGTGCAGTGGGAACGGGACGGACATTTTTCGCAAATGTAACTCCGGCTTTTGTATTCCCGATATCCCTCACGATTGGTTGTTGCATAATGCAGAACCTGATATTCAGGGCAGATCACGCAGTCATAATATTCGTCGTATACATACTTCCACCATTCCAGATTTCCCGCTTTGGTCATTGGTCTTTTGTACGCCGTGGACAGTACCCGTTTGTCATCAAACACCCGTTTGCAGATATGCGGCGTTTTGTAGGCGGCGTCCGCCACCACTGTTTCAATTTCAGGAAACCGTTGAGTCACTTTGTCATAGACCGCATCAAAAGCAACACTGTCGTGTACGTTTCCCGGAGTTACCTCAACATCAAGAACAAAGTTGTGCTTGTCGCAGGCCGTATGCGCTTCGTAAGCAAAACACTTCTTGTGTTCTCCCTTTTGGAACAGTCCGCTTTCCGGGTCGGTTTTGGAAACCGTGACTTTCTTCTCCTTCGGCGGCTTTGGCGTGCCGTCAAAAGGCTTCTTTCCATGTTCTTCCCGATCAGCGTTGACTTCTTCCATTAATTCTGAGGCATATCGCCTTGCCGCCTGAGGGACTGCTTTTTTCATCTTCTTGTTGATGTTGGCGTTGGCTTTGATATGCGTCCCATCCACAAATACCGCTTCCGGCTCCAAATACCCGGCGCCGTTTGCCTCCTGCAAAATCCAGGAAAATACCTGCTCTACTGTTTTCTCTGTAAACCTGTGCTTAAAATTGTAACTCACTGTGGAGAAATGCGGCAGTTCCTCGTTCAGCGTATATCCCAGAAACCACCGGTAAGCGATATTCATATTGATTTCCTGCATCGTCCGGCGCAAAGAGGGAATTCCGTACAAATGCTGGATCAGCACAATCTTAAAGAGGACAACCGGGTCCACACTCGGACGGCCGTTGTCCTCACAATATAAATCTTCTACAAAATCATAAATGTGGCCAAAATCTACCGCGCTGTCAATCTTTCGCAACAGATGATCCTGCGGCACCAATAGGTCTGTATTCACAAATTCCACTGCGTCTCTGCGCAGTCTTTCCCGTTCCAGCATCTTTCATCACCTGCTTCTATTTTACCATTTTACAACCAAAAAGCCCAGCTTATGCTGGACTTTTTCGACAGGCTGAAATCTGCCATTTCCTAATTTTTAGGATAATGGCAGATTTTTTATTTTTCCTCCGCTCAAATTGCCCTCTCATCTCCAGTGGAACTTGAAGGGCACAGAAAAGCCCCTTCAGGAAGCGAGGTGAACACATGATGTACCGCAGTTACGCAGATACCGGCGGCAATGTCAACGAAGAGATCAAACTTCTCAATTCCATCAGCTATGTATCCGCAAGACTGGCAAGAAACCTGACAACTCTTGCCGCAAGAAGTAAATCCAAAAAAGGAGGAAAAACGAATGTCAAAGATGGCAGATATGGCACAGACCATAGAAGATCTAAAGAATGCTGCTGCCGCTATTAACGACGCAGCAAACTGGCTTTCTCAGCAATTTTCCGAAACTGGCGAGCCCTCTGCTCCAGTAAAAGCTGAACCGAAACCTGTACTCAAGCTTGAGGATGTAAGACCGATTCTTGCTAGTCTCTCACGCTCCGGTCATACCGCAGAAGTACGCGATCTGCTTCAGAAGTACGGTGCTTCAAAGCTCTCGGCAGTTGACCCAGCGAATTATGAAGCCTTACTTAAGGACGCGGAGGTAATCGGTAATGGCAGCTAAACAGCACGCGATCCTCTCAGCTTCAAGCTCCGACCGCTGGCTTCACTGCCCGCCATCAGCAAGACTAAGCGAAACCTATGAGGACAAAGGCAGTGATTATGCTGCGGAAGGTACCGACGCTCACTCCCTCGCTGAATTCAAGCTCAAGACGGCACTTGGACTTCCGGCTGAAGATCCGACCGAGAATCTCTCCTGGTATTCCGAAGAAATAGAAGACTGCACTACCGGCTATGCCGAGTATGTACTGGAGCAGGTTGAAGATGCAAAGAAAACCTGTGCTGATCCAGTTGTTCTTATTGAACAGCGAGTAGACTTCTCACGCTGGGTAGAACAGGGATTCGGAACCGCTGACTGCATCATTATCGCAGATGGCACACTTCGGGTAATTGACTACAAGCATGGACTTGGAGTTTTGGTCTCTGCAGAAGAAAATCCGCAGATGAAATGCTATGCACTCGGAGCCTTGGAACTATTCGATGATATCTACGATATTGACAAGGTCAGCATGACTATCTATCAGCCAAGACGCCAGAATGTCAGCACCTTCGAGATTGGCAAAGATGACCTTTATAAATGGGCAGACGAAATATTGAAACCTACTGCAGAACTTGCCTTTGCCGGAGATGGGAACTTCCTCTGCGGTGAATGGTGCGGATTCTGCAAAGCAAAAAATGAATGTCGCGCCAGAGCCGAGGCTAATCTCAAACTTGCGCAATATGATTTCAAGCTTCCGCCACTACTCACGGATACTGAAATAGAGGTCATTCTTTCGAAGGTAGATGAGCTGGTCAGCTGGGCTACCGACATCAAGGAATATGCCCTGCAGCAGGCACTCTCTGGAAAGGAATGGGATGGCTGGAAGCTTGTCGAAGGTCGTTCCAACCGCAAGTACACAAATGAGGCCGCTGTTATCCAAACAGTCGAAAAAGCAGGCTTTGATCCATATGAAAAGAAACTGCTCGGCATCACTGCCATGCAAAAGCTTCTTGGAAAATCCCGCTTTGATGAACTCCTGACGGCTTATATCGAAAAACCACAGGGCAAACCAACACTCGTGCCGGAATCGGATAAACGCCCGGCCATGAATACAGCAAAAAATGATTTTAATGAAAATTAAGGAGGACAAAATCATGTCTAAGAACACTATTGTAAAGAATCCTATGAAGGTTATCACTGGTACAGATACTCGCTGGAGCTATGCGAATATTTGGGAACCAAAGCCAATCAACGGAGGCACACCGAAGTACAGTGTCAGCCTCATTATTCCGAAATCTGATGCCAAGACCATCGCAAAAATCAAGGCTGCCATTGAGGCCGCTTACAAAGAAGGCGAAGCTAAGCTCAAAGGTAACGGAAAATCTGTCCCTACGCTTTCTGTATTGAAGACACCTCTTCGTGATGGCGATGTTGAACGCCCCGATGATGAAGCATACAAGAATGCTTACTTTGTAAATGCAAATGCTACATCGGCTCCCGGTGTTGTTGATGCCGACCTGAATCCAATCATCACACGCTCCGAAGTTTACTCCGGTGTCTATGGAAGAGCCAGCATTACATTCTACGCTTTCAACTCTTCCGGGAACAAAGGCATCGCTTGCGGGCTCAACAACCTGCAGAAGATCCGCGATGGTGAGCCTCTTGGTGGCAAAGCAAGTGCTGAGTCCGATTTTGCTACCGATGACGACGAAGATTTTCTAAACTAAGGGAGGTATCAAACTATGACAACATATCAGTCAATGATGCTCTCTGTCTGCTTCGGTGCTACGGTAGGATTCCTGATCAGCGGTCTTGTCCTTTCCATCAAATATTGGATTGAAGACCGTCGCGAGAAAAAGCGTATCGCCAAGGAAGCCAAAGAAAAAGAAGTTTCAGAAAGCTCTGACAAATAAAAAAAGGCGGGCGGCAGGGAGTCATCTCTGCCGCTTGTTTGA